ACTGGCATTGTAGATGAACCGTTAATATAATCAGCTACTCTTGTGTTTGTAAAATAAAGATTAGTATTTTCGCTTAAATTAGCTGTGGTAAATCCTGATAAATCAATGATAAACCCTTCGCCTGACCAATCTCCCCAACCATAAGCTGTTTGTGAGTTAGTTAAGAGAGTATCTAAAGTTGTTGAAGCCCAAGTGTCGTCCCATACTCTTGCTTGAGTGTAATATAGGTTAGTTCCCTCGCTTAAGTCGGCTGTGTCTTGAGTTGTCCAGAAGTATTGTTCTGAAGTTGTTGCCCAGTCGCCAACACCACCGCCACCACAAGCAGAACCAGCTCCAGAAACCAAACCAGTAGTATCTACTTGTAGGCATTGAGTTGAACCTGTAATACCATCTATGGTCAAATTGGTGCTACTGGCGAAATCTAAATCTAAATTCCAAGTGCTTACTTTCGGCTTAATGCTTGTGCCATTAAGCATAAATGGTGAAAATGATCCAGCTAACATTTCTTCTTGTTGTGGTTCTTCTGTTTTAAAGAAGTCGCTCCACCAACCTGCACTAGCTGTTCCTGCTATTGCTATTCCTAAAATTGTTATTAAAAAGTATTTTTTCATAAATAATATATATAGGTTACGCCATGACCACTTACTATTGAGTCAATGTAAATTTTAGTTAAATTATCTACATAGATAGTAATACTATCTTGAGCATAAATAATCTTGCCTGTTTCTGTTCCAGCAGCTGCTACAACAGTTGAACCACCAACTGCAATAGCATTAGTGTTGCTTGGGAGTGATGTAATTTCAACTTTTTTAACTTTAACAGATGTAGCTGATAATTGTACTCTTGTTCCTGCAGTAGTAACAACTTGTCTACCATCACCCATTTGAACAAATGGTTGTTCATTAGTTGAATATGCCATTAAAGTAATCCTTCCTTTTTAAGAGATTTTAATTTATTTTTAACCTTTAATTTATCTTCAATAAGTTTGATTTGTGATTCTCTATTATTAAGCATGCCATTTTTTTCTTGTAATTCATCCATCTTAATAATTAAAGCAGATTCTAATTTAGATAATTCTTCTGATTTACTATTTTGAAGTTCTATCTTTTTATTAATATCATCTCTATCTTTTCTATTAGCTTCTTTCTGCTCTGAAATTTCCCTTACTATAATATCTAACTCATCTTTCTTTTTATCTGTAATTTCTTGAGATATATCTAACTCTTTAAGTTTTTTATCAAGTTTATTTTGATTATTAGATAATTCAGTTAAATTTATACCTAGATTATCTTCAGACTTTTTAATATGATCATTAATCTCTCTTAATTTTTCACTAGAGATATCAATATTCTTTTGGTCTTCTTTTAGTTGCTCTTTACTTTCTTTGATTTTATCTTCTTTTAATTCTAAAGATTCAACTAATATACTTAATCGTTGATTCTCTTGGATGTTATTTCGTTCTACTTCCATAGAATCATCTTGTAGTTTATTTAATGTTATCTCTTGTTTTTTTAATTTATCCTCTTTTTCTTTAATCTTTGCTCGTCTTTTATTTAAGTCATCTACCTGTTCTAATATTGCTGTCTTTTCGACAGTTTTATATTTTTCAAATGACTTAGTTTCTCTTGTAAATCTCTTTTGATTTAGAGTAACACCATCATTTAATACTTTATTCTCATCTAGTAACCGTTTATTCTCTTTAATTAAAGAAGTTCTATCAGCTTGAGATTCCCTTAACTGACCATCTAACTCTTTAAAATACTGTTCTTCTGTTTTGCCTTTTAATTTAAGCATATATTTAATTAGTTAATTGTTGTTTTGAAGCTGAAACCCAAACTGTACTTGAAGCTGAACCAACTGAAACCCTAGCACAAAGACCATTCCAATTAGTAATTTGATACTTACCACCATGCCCAGCTGCTAAATTAAACGGATGTGTGGTTGTGGTTGTCTTTACTGTAGTGTCTGTTGGAGATGCATCAACCCACTTAACACTTGTTCCACTATCAGAACATAGAGCATCATTTGAACTTTCTACCATAAGAATTACATCAGGCGTTGAAGATGCTTCTATGGCGTGAACATTAAAGTCTAAAACATTAGTGTCAACTCCTATAAAAATTGTAGCAGTTGTTGTTGAGTATGCACTTGCAGCTGCATCGTCACTAAACCTATAAGGAGCTGAAGCTGTTCCGATAACATCTACAATGTCAGATTCTGAATAACTAAGATTTGCCTCTACTTCTGTAATCTCTTCTTTAGTTATTCTATCACCTATACCAAATCCAATAAATCCAGTTATTATCATTAGGACTATTCCTATTATATATATTGGTATTCCTGTTCTTGTATTTTGATCCATAATTTTTTTATTAGTTTATTTATTAATCCCGAGCCTAACCTCTCAAGTGCTACTTAAGAGTAACACTTAAGAGATCGACGTTCGGAATTAATCAGCTGCACTATATTCAGTAACAATAGCGTAAGCGTCTAATGTTCCTGTTTCTAGTCCAGAGTGTCTCCAAATTTCTATCTTAGCTCTGTCTCCACCACCAATTAAAACATTAGTAACGTCTCCGTCACCTGCTTCTAATAAGTCGATACCAGTACCTGCAACAATTTGAGTTGTTGAGGCTGCTGTAGGAGATAAGTTTGAATAGAAAAATTCAACATGATCACCTTCATTTGCAAGACAAAGAGCAAACAACGTAGTAGTTGCTGGCAATGTAATGTCTAATGAAGCTGCTGATACTGTTGCTGTTGTAGCTGCGCTATTAACTGAAATTACAGAACTATTACAAACCTCTGCGGCTGTTAAAGCTCTAGCAATTGTTAATGTCGTACTAGCGTTAGTAACTGTACCACCACTGTAAATTCTATCAGCTGTCATTGGTCCTGTTACATCTAACCCTTTGCTTAAAATCTCAATACCGTGGTCAAAACGAGACTTGTCTTGTGTGATTGCTCCAAGAGCCATTTCGCTTAATCCACTAGCAACATTCATTGTTAGATTTTCAACATTCTCAATTATTACCGTTTGAGGTACTGATTGAGCTTTGACATATCCACCAACGCCTATTACCAACGATAACGCTAAAAGAACTACAACTAAAATAGCTGTATTCTTTTTAATAAACTTTTTAAGGTTTTTAATCATATTTATATAAGATTATGTCAGCCGAGGGAGGTATAAATACACCCGCCAACTAAACAAAAACCTAAGCAGCGTTAGTGTTCTTAGAACCTTCCCAACCGCGATAGTCATTATGACCGATTGCGGCATCGTATGTTGACGACCATTGCATTTCCTTAGTTGTAAAGACGATGTTTGGTCCTTGTAGGTCAAGAGCTTGGCCCTCAAGATACTGTAAACCAAATTGATCATTCTTCATTGAACTATCCATAGCCCACCAATAAGATGTGTTAGTGGTAATCCAAGGAGTTTCAATTACTTTGAAAGCTGGAACACCAGAACCATCATATTCTGCGGACTGAGGTTTATGCCCTTTTCTAATAGCACCTAAGATTTCCTGGGCGATAAAGCTTTCAGGAGAACCATCTGAGAAAATTCGAGTATCCGGTTTAATGGACATTCTATTTCCCTTAGGGTCTTTTAGAGGAGATAACTGTGAAGCTGTGTAGCGAACTGCTTTTTCAGCATCATAGTTATAGTCAAAGTTAACAGTTGAACCATCAGTAATACGGTTATTATTGTTGGTTCCACCATCTTCTCTGGTCTGGGCTGCAGAAATTAGAGCTACTGAATTACCACCTGCTGTGGCTATAGTATAATTTCCACCATCATCGTTACGAGTATATGAGGTTGAGAAAGAGTTATCTAATCTGTCTCCACAAATCTCTTCACGATGTCTCATACAAGCACGTTTTGTTGCGCCTGTAAGCTTCTCTAAATCACGCTTCTGGATACCGTAGTACCACATTCGCTTTGTAATTCTGAGAAGTTTGCCATAAGTTACTTGGGTAAAAGTTTGATCATACCCCTGAATTGGAGATTCAGCTGTAATTATAGCGTTTTCTAGTACACGGGTCGCATTGCTCAAGTCAGATAGAGCGCTATCTTTGTATTGATAATCAGAGATTCCAGTTCTGACATTCATAAATTTCTTATAATAGTCAAAACCTTCATCTTTAACTTTCAAATAGATTTTGTTAATAGCTCTATTTGTCAAGTCAGCGGCCGCTCCAATTGTAAATGGTACAACTTCTGCCATATCTATTAAGCGGCGTCATGCGTCAAACCGGAGGTAGTACTTGTAAATCTTACAGTAATCCTCTTGTCTGCCGTTGGGCCAACTGCGTTAACTTGAACAACAACTGCTTCTTTTGCAGTGCTATTGGTTCCACTATTATTAACAGTATTTTGGTCTGTTAATGCCATAGCATCACCATTATCAGTAGCATCGCTAGCGTTAGCTGATTCTACTTCCCAAAGTTGATCTTGGTTTACTACTAAAACTGTTACTAATGTATCAGATGATGTAGTTGCTTCCATACATACGCCCATTCTCTGGTAACAAATTGTGCTAGTATCAGATACTGTTGCGCTTGCGGCTCCAGCATCTAATTCTAACAAGTCACCAGCAGCTAGGGTAAGGCTGGAAATAGTCCACTCTTCAACTTTGTCGGCAGCACCGCTTTGTCTCAATTTAAATCCTGCCATATTGTTGTTGTTTTATTATTTTAATATTTCTTCTATCTCACTATCTGAGAACCCTTTTAAAAAACTCTTAGCTTCAGCGACTTTCTGAGGGTCGAGCTGGTTCTTAATTGGTGAGGGAGCTGATTGGCTACCTGCCCCCAAGCCTGCTGTCTTCAGTGCTTGTTTCTTGGTAGTGTCATCTCCACTAGAAGATGGAAACCTATCTAAGTGATTTTGCTTAACAATTTTGTGAGCTAAATCCATTCTAGCCTTGTAATCTTCAATAGACTTGGATGGAATAGCATTTACAATCTCGTCATGCTCATCGCGTAATTCAGATGAGTATAAATACTCTGGGTATTTACTAAGAAATTCCTTGTCAGTGGTATTCATACCGTTAGTAAGGGTTTCTTGATGTAATTTCTCTCTGATTTCCGCTTCAGAAACAAGACCCTTCTTATCAGCCCAACTATTAAGTTGTTGATTGATTTCAGGATCTATCTCTTCTTCACTTGTTGGCTGAGAAATAGGTGGCGTTGGAGCATCAACTTGTTGACGCTTTTGCGCTCTTAAATTGACTATGTTATCAAGAACTTGCTTCTTAAGCTTTTCTTGTTCAGTCTTTAATCCCCTAATTTCTCTATCCTCTTCTGTATCTTCGCCTTGCTTTGGAGTTGGTTTAGGAGTTTCCTTAACCGGTTCATTAGCATCTAGTTTTGGCTCCTCGCCTTCTTTGAGTTCTTCTTCGGGAGTTTCAACTATTGGTTCTGAATCCTCACTCGACTTTTTTTCGAGGTCGTCTTCCTCGGGCTCGGCTGGGTTTTTGTCAGTATACATTTCTGACTGAGTTTCCTTCTCGTCTTCTGAAAGTAATTCTAAAGGTTTCGAATCTTCAGTAAAACCTTCTATATTTTCTACTTTGTTCATAGTTTTGTTTTGCTTCCTTTTTGCTGGGCGGAAGACCCAGAAAAACAAGAAACAAAGTATTAGTTCCATAGAGGAACACTGTAATGCCCGTAAACAACTGAAATTGAAAGGTTATTTATGGGCAATATAGTGTCCCCCTTTAATTGTTAATTTACTTTCCCAATTCTTCTTGTAAAGAATCTGATGGTATTTCGCTTTCCTCTTTTACGACCGATAATTCTTTCTTGACATTATCTCTAATGAGTAAAAGCCATTTTCTAAATTCTATTATTGTTTTCAATGTTGAGATAGCTCTACTTCTTTTATCTGATGGTATATTAGGTTCTGAATTTTTAGCATCATATTCAGCCATCTTAACTTCTCGTTGTTCTTGTGACATTGTTGGGTAGTTTTTTGGTATAGAATTCTCATAAAGAGTCCTTCTACTTTTCCAATGTGAGATATATGCTTGTATGACTCTCTTATCTCTGTAGTGACCTGGAACTGTAACCTCGGCCATATCTTGATCCTCAACCATATTAACTTCGAATCCAAAGTCTTTACCGAGAATTCTCTCAACTGCATCCTTATAAGATGGAGGAACATATGACCCTGTGGCCTTAACATCTATATTCTCCTCTGGAATTACTTCCCCATCTTCTGTTGTTAAGTTTCCCAATCCCCCTCCTGTTGAATCTGGGGTTATTGTTTGGTTTGGTGTACTTACTTGTACATCCGGGCTAACTAACTGATTTCCTAATATTGCATCAGCTAGTCTATCTATTTTGTTCTCAATAGCGTCCATACGCTTTTGAGCTATTGTCTTGCTTGGCATCGTTTTAACTATTATTAATTTGTTTGGCTTCCGTTTTGCGGTGTGGAAGGCACCGAATAAATAATAGTAATTTAATTGTTTTGTGGCTTTTAACCGTTTATCTTCCCTTTTCTTCACTTCTCCCAGTTACGATTTGCTGGGGAACTTCAAATTTGAATGTATCTACAAAATGAATCATCTCACCTTTCTTAATATCTCTAGTAGCTTCTATAGTGACTGGTTTCTGAACTACTTTAACCTCAGTGATTTGAGTCTGACCCATTTTTACAATATCCTCTTCCTTGGCGATCATCATCATTAAGCTTCTAAATTCATCTTTTTGGACTATACACTCATCGCCATTAGGCATTACAAGTTTAATATAATTACAATCCTTAATAAATGGAGTCCAGTTAACAATCATAGTAATATGATTTCCGTTACCGGAGTTATCTGGAATAAGCATCTTTCTTGGAGTGTTTAAAATTGTTCCTCTCTCTTCGTTATTTTTCTTCATTTTGATTTGCGATTTCTTTAATTGCTTCTAAAAAAAGTTTAATACCATCTGACTTACCTTCATTTAAGAGAGTGTCTCTTAATGTAGTCCATTGACTAGTTCGATCTACTTGTTTGTTTCGGATATTCTTTCTCAACTCATCAGCTAAAAATATTAAAGATTGATACTCTCTCCCTGTATGGAGATTTCTAAGAATAGACTTAGTTAACTTGTCGAGGTTTATCTTCATCGTCCAACAGAAAGACCTGGACTACTTAATTGTCCAGCAGTTCTTCCTACTAAGTTTGTGTTCTTCGCTGATACTTGGCTTTTAGGTAATACAGATGGGCCAGCTTGATTACCACCCTGTTGTTGGCCGGCATCTACGAACAATCCCTTATCTTGTTCTGGTTGCTCCTTGTACCACATATCCGGAACCCAATCTCTCCAATCTAAGTCGTATTTCTTAAGAATTTCTTTGATTGGTTTCATTACTAATTCTTTAGGTTGAGCTAATAAAGGAGTAATGATATTAAATATCTCCTGGGTTTGAGCTTTCTGTAATACTTTAGTTTCAATCAATATTGATTGTCCTTTAATATTAACAGTTCCCTTCCAGTTTAATCCCTTAGGATGAACTCTGAAGAATTTACTATCTTCTGATTCTATTAGTCTTCCATTATCGTCAGTATCAATTCCAATCTTAACCTCTGGAAATACCTTAGCTTGAAAATTACCTTCTTCGTCTCTTGTATATAAATCAGGGTCTCCCTTAATTTGTTCGTAATATTCTTGTATTAACTCAGGTCTTGTAATTGTGATTACTTCAGGCGTTGAATAAACCATGCGATTAAGAGCCATTGTTATCTTGGCTTCTTGTTCTAGTGCATCGGTAATATTATGTAATGGAGTATTAAGACGTCTTAGTCCAAACTCAGCATTCTGCGCTGATTGGAAAGCTGTCTTCTCATCTGTTTGACCCATTAATTCTTTACCTACACCAGAAGCCTCGTTCATTGCTGTTTGCATCATTTCAATACCATTATAAGCATCTCTTCCTGGGCCTGGAGTTTCTAACCACTTAATATTCTCTGGGTTCATTACTTGTTTACCTACTCCTGGTTTGATTTTGATTACTCCATCTCCATCTAATTGGTCAGTACCGGAATAGAAAAACATCTTATAAATAGATAAGATAATTTGGTCAACTGTCATGTTTCTTATCTTGTCGTATATATTTTTGTCACTTCTCATTGCTTCATTTATTCCTATACCCATTGGACTATTACTGTGACGAGGTGTCCAATAAGTGTGCCATAGACTTAAATGTTTCATCCCATCTTCTTCTCTTATTGGAAGATTCTCCTCAACTAATGGGATACCATCAACTATTACAGTAAATACATCATCATCTAGATTTTCATAGAAATGAACAAGTTTCATATTCTTTGTGGTGAATTTTGGTGTATGTTCATCATCTTCATTATCTAGACCTTCACTTTTACCTTCTTGTATAAGTTTCCAGTTCTTTGATTTTCCAAATTCCTTTTCTAATAAATTATACGGAATGTGCTTGGCAAAAACCCAATCTCGAGTAGACATTGGCATACTTGGTCTGCTTTTATCATCAATCCATGTTATCCAAGGATCGAGTCGTTCTCTAAATACACCTTTAAAGTCAGGTGTGTCCATAGGATATGTCCTACCACAAGCCCATCCATATTTAGCATCATCAAAAGCGAATAGCTTTAGTTGTTGAATAGACTTTGCCTGTTCCCATGATTTCTGATAAAGACCTTTTTGTATAATGGTTGATTTCTCAAACTTTCTAGCTGCTGCCTCTAATTCAACTCCTGGGTTGCGAGCTATCATTATAGATAGAGCTGTGTTGATTTTGATATACGGATTAACTGTGGCTGCATCTGATTGCCATTTATCACCACCTATTTCTACAAATCTAGAAGCAGCGCCAAGTGATTGGTCACGAGCTTCTAATACTTTTTTTCCACCAGTTCTTAGATTATGAGGAACATAGTCATGATCAGCTTGTTGCCAAATCTTCTCAATGTTCTGTCCCATACCAAAAACTTCCTTTCGGGCTTCCTTAAGGTCTAATATTCTTTGTGAGTATTGGCTCTCTTTTTTATTCTTTGGCATCTACTAAGATAGCGACAATTTCAGAAGCAGGCAAACTAAATGCCTTCTCGCCATCTAATTCTAATTCATAAGGATGGAATGTAGCAAATAATACTTTATCTCCTACTTTAATATCCATTACTTCCCCATTTTTATCGATAATCTTACTTGAAACAGCAATAACCTCTCCTAATTCAATAATCATTGACTCACCTTCTGTGGTATCAGATATAACTAATCCAGATTTAGCTGCTCTTTTTATTAAATCTTCTTTAGATTGATTCTTCCAACTAATAATAACTTGATTGTTTTGAGGTTTGATATTCATTATTTTTTCTTAGGTTTCTTAACTACTTTCTTAATATCTACTTTAACATCTGCTTTCTTAACTACTTTCTTGATTTTTATCTTAACTTCTTTTTCTTTCTTGATCTTAAGTTCTCTTAAGAATACTACTTCATCAGCTCGGTGACGAGAATGTTGTTTAACTTCTGAATTTCTAATCCAGACTAACTCTATGTCATCCATTGAAAATCCACCGACTACACCTTTGATAGTATCAAATCGGTCTATAAACTGTACTAACTTACCAACTTTAAAGCCCTTAAGACGTTTATCGGTTGGTTTTTTGTAAACTTCTTGAGTGAAGTTATCTTGTGGTTGTAACTTTTCTTTTGTTTTTATTAACATTATTACCTTTCTTGGGTTTATCCCAGTTTATTTTATCCCATTGTTTTTGAGATATATTAGTGTTTAATACTGCTCTCCTATGATATTTTGGTAAACTCATACTTCGTCATCGTAAAATTTCGCATTGTATCCAGTATCACCATCTAGAGATTTCTTGTAATCAGCAAATCTCTTTTGAGTGTGGGTAAGTGGAGTTTCAGTTTTACGGTCTCTTAATGTTTGGAGGAAATACCTTATAGCATCTGCTGCGTGATCCTCCATGTTTGTATCTAAATCTTCTGGTCGTCTATCGTCATGTATTAAAGATGGAATTGTCCTGATTGCATTGTGGCAATTACTAAAGAACTTTAACTTTGGGCCTTTCTCCTTGTCGTGTCTCAAATAATTGTGCATTACTGTCCAACCGGCGATTCGTTTCTTGGAACTAGGAATACAATTCAACTCTCCTTTGGTAACACGCGACATTAACTCGTTAATTCGCTCTCCGTGGCCTTCTTCTGCGAAAGAAGCTGAGTCTAGGACTGTGTACTGGTACTTAACACCCTCAATCTCAGGGTCTTCTGATAATTCAACAACATTCTGTGCGTTTACGTCTGCATCCTTGCCAATTTCCTCTTTATCTGGTCTATGAGAATAATACTCCCTGTAAACGATCACATTCCCATCATAATCAATCGCGAACCATAAGCAGACAAACGGTGCGTTCCTGCCAAAGTCTATCGAACGGTATTTCTTCCAAGTTTTCGGTATTTCGAAAGGTTCAATTACATGAACCGCTGGATTCCACTCATTAAAGTACTGTCCCTCGAATACGTTCCAATCTCCATACCTCCATGCCTTTCGTTGTGCTTCTGGTAAGGACTCGAGATAACGGACATAAGACGGGTCGTTGATCATTAGAGTCGGATTGTCGTCGATCGTAGCTGGTATGTAGACTCTTGTACGCCCTGTATCGGGGTCTGTGTAGACGTTCATTGGCTCTGTGATGTCTACGAACCGTGCCTTAACCCACATGTGACCTGCGCCACCCGGGTTAGTTGAAAGAAAAACCTTAGATTTCAATTCTGGAACTGTACTTCTACAGGAGCTCAAGAGCTTCAAATAGGAATTCTCATTAGGAATAAGGTTAATCTCCTCTATATTCATCCGGTGATACTCATGTCCAAGGTACTTTTCGAAAGCGTTCTCATCCTTTAAATGCCCACATCTGATTACTGCTCCACTAGGAAACCGTATTTCTGTAGGTTTCCCGGTAAAGGTAGCTCCTAGGGGGATGTACATCTGTTTTGCCTTATCAACCCAATCTGAGAGGTCTTCCGAGTTTTTCCTAATTACCAATCCTCTAAAGCGAGGATGTTCGTTGTCTCTGAGTAACCACGCACGTCCGGCTTCACTCTTCCCACCGCCTCTAGCCCCGCCATACAATAGTTCGAAAACATCATATTGCAAGGCTAAAGTCTGTTTACCTGGATGAGGTCGCCATATTACTTGTTTTCCCATGGTTTTATCAGTTTTTTCCTATATTATTTCAAAACACGTTTTTACGATGGCTCTATATGTACATTAACAAGGAAAGTGTCGAAAATCCCGCTGTTTGTCTCTAGAATTGTCAAAATTATATATAAAATGGGTTTTATTGGCTCTATGTGTATGAAAAGTCTATTTTGAGAGTTTTTTGTAAAAAGTGAGGTTTTTTCGTATTTTTTTGAGAAAAGTTTCTATTTGAGAGTGTTTCTGTAAGTTTGGCTTACTTGGTGTGGGGTATAACACTACATACTACTTACTACCAAGAACAAAGCGGGGTAGGGGGGTGTTAAGTGAGTGATAGCTTAGGTTAAACACTTAAAGGTATTATTAGATAGATAAGGACTTCTTGATTGTAGCCGATTCCAACCTCCAAGCGAGCATAGAGCATAGCCTGAGAGCCCACGTGTGCCCTTGTGTGCTACTCTTTGGGCTTATCCGGTAGCTTACTCACGTCTACTATCCTTGGCTGTTTCTCGAGCTTAGGGAGAGCGATAGAGTATTTGACGTTTATATCCTTCTGAATCTTAAGCGTATGCTGGGTTTCTACCCACTTCTGTGTGGCTTTTAAAAGGAAGATACCGAAGATATTATCGAGCTTCTTTGATGCCACCCGAGACACGATATTTGATTCTATAAGCCCCACAATACGCTTTTTAACTGCTTTGGCGTCGAGGTATAACCTATACCGCCCATCACTTTTCTTAACAGACTCATTAGCTATTTTCTTCTTAAAGTTATATAAACAGCTATTAAGAGCAGACTTACTAAAGCTTTTATTCTTGAATAGTTGGCCGATGAATATAATCTTATCGTCTTTCGTGGCAACCCGGAGCATAGATCGTAACTCACGTAGGCATTTCTTGATAGTTAGGGGATTCTTGTATTGATTTGGCATGAATAGTTATTTGAGTTATACCCGGAATTCGAGACTAATACTACGCTAATGGCTGTCTGGCGATTTGAGGGAGGGTTTTGGACGCTTGTGGCGATTTCAGGGATTAGAGGAATATAAGGGTATTATGATTGGTTTAAAAGGTTAAAGTCAAGTTGACTTAGTATGGAAAATGGGCTATTGACTTATTTAGGTTATCGTAGCATAGGTAGTTATTAGAGTTATCCCCTTTGTAATCGGTTGACAACCATACTGAATTAGTATATAGTTAGAGTAATAAGTAAACAAGAGGAAACGCTGATCCTTAACAAACTATGAAAATGATAAATATAAGAGGACAAATAGAGGATAAAACGGATAAAGAGATAGTAGAGTCACTATCAAACGATACGCATTTACAGGACGAAATTACAGTTACATACGCAGATTTAGTAAAAACATTCGGTAAGCCAGATTCAGATGGAGATGGATATAAGGTAGACGCAGAGTGGAATATTATGACAATAAATGGATTAGCAACGATTTACAACTATAAAACTGGATTAAACTATCTTGGAACAGATGGGAAAGTAATAGTAAAAATAACAGACTGGCACATCAGAGGAAGTAATAATCAAGTAGTAGAATGGATTACGACAGCAATTAACAATAAGAAAGAAAATCATAAGATTATGTATGTTGAGCCAAGGGTAGATGAAATAGATTACATGTATTTCGTAGATTATGTAATTAAGGAAGAAAATGTTGGAAAGTTAAAGGTAATGCAAGAAGAATTTGAGGAAGAATCTGAAGCATATGAAAGATTAAAGGAACTGCAAGACGAGCTGAATAAATAGCTCTACACGTTACTCGAGATCAACAGCGAGGTTTCGAGTAACCAATAGAGAGATTAATTAGCTACAACCTGATCCTAATCTCCGACCAACAACTTTTAATACACGTTAACCGGAGTTGAAAATTGGGGTCAGATTGTAGATAATTAAAACGAAAGGGGGTGAATAAAATGAATAACACAATAACAAGAGATAAGTTTATGCAATACGAGGAAGTAAGAGAGAGTGGAGAAACAAATATGTTTGACGTAAGAATGGTAATGGATTTATCAGATGATCTAACAAAGCCGGAGATAATTGAGATAATGACAAGCTACAAGGATTTAAAAGAGAAATACGGAGAGTAGGCCATTCACAGAGTGCTTGACGAAATGGCTCAAGCATTCTGATGAGTATCTAACTCAAGAAAGGTAGGTGATAAACATG